TTGAATCAATCCTTCTTTTATCTTTTGTTTCAATGTATATTTATTTGTCGAAACTCTAACCGGTTCGAAAACACCTTGACTTATTTCAAGATAGACTGAAGGTGATTCAAGTAAAGAACGCATTAACCAGTTGTGTTTTTCTTCTTTGATCCAATCAGTATTAATTCTCATCGTATCGTTCGCCGACTTCGTTCCTGAAAATGACGAACCGTTCACTTGATTATAATCGAATGTATTGGTTGCACTCCAAACACCTTCGTTCTTTTGATAGTCGAAAGTTTTAATATTCGTCGATTCTTCAGAATACTTTGTGAACGAATACGAATCCCACGCACCCAACTTGTTCAACCAATGTAATCGGCGCGAAGTATATTGTGAACATTCCGTGTCAATGTATATCTTGAACAATTCAGTATTCGCACCGCTCAAAGATAATTGAATCGTATAATAGTAGCAAGTCGAAAAGTTTGCGTCGGTTGTTGTTGTATTCGCGACGATTGAAGTCGGTGACGCATCGATTAATAATAAGTTCGCTTGAAGTCCCGCCGTTGTCGTTTGAACAATTAGAACGTCTGACGTGTCATAAAGCGCAACCGTGAAATCACTTGCAACGGTTGAAGCTGATATGTTAGCGACAAAGATTGATTCAGTCAATCCACAAAAGTACGTTGACGTTCGCGGAAACAATGTCAAAAACAAACTATCGACCGTAAACGAAAAGTCATAATCTTGGAAGTTATAAGCCAACCAATCAGCATGGCGAAGTGAACCGTTCGTGACGTATAAAGTTGAAGATGTCGCTGAATACGGTTCGTATTCAATTGGCGGTGTTCCATATTTTTCCGTGACCGTTACCGAATAAGATGCGACCGCATTTGTATATGGTGTTTGAAATGAACCGTTCGATATTAATTCGCTGAACACAATCGTTCGAAGTATCGCAGAACAATCGAATTTTCCGAAGTTACTTGATTCAGGGAACACTTGATGAAAGGAATGAATCGAACCGTTGACCGTTAATTCAACTATTAAACTGAAGTTTTCTTGTGACGTTTCGTCTGAACTGAATTCAAACACAACGGGATTCGATGCGGTTGTATAATTTTGTGGTTCGCCGGTTATTGTTACTGCCATGAATATTGTGTTGTATTGTTTACCTAATTAACGTCGAACGCTGAATTGAATCTTGCTTCAATATTCAAACCGGTAAGTGTTGCCAGGTCTTCGGCGATACGTTCAAGAACCGCGTCGGTGATAACCTTGTCGGTGATGTTCTTCGGCTTGATTCCGTAGTTCTTTATATTGACACCGATTGCATAAGATTGTTCAATACTTGCACCCGACCATTCACGAATAGAATTGGCCATTGCTTTTGGGACACCAAGATTCTTGAATGAATAAAGACCTGAAGAAACAACCGAACGAATCGGTGACTTGCCGTCGCTGAATTTACCAACACCCGAAACACCATCATCGATAAACTTATAATAATAATCGGCTTCGATATCGAATCCATTCTGTGAAGGTAGAACCGTTACACTTGATTTCAATGCGCCGTTTGTCGAACTTGTTTCTTTTTCAATCACGGTTCTGAATTGCTTCATTAAGTCGTTTCCGATATCCGTGATTATATTCGAATACATTTCTTTTGGATCAGCACCCAACCCGTCCCGTTCTAATTGTCTTAATATTTCCGCTTCGTTTATTGCCATGTATATTGTGTCTACTTGTTTCGATATTCTTCTTCGTGTTTCAATTTGAAGTAATTCGACCAAAACAAAAACGACACATAAGTCATGTCCGTAATCTTGTCAACATCACGATTCAACTTGTCAGCTAAGAAGACGATGTTCCCGGTCCAATCGAACCATTCAGAATTGTCAACTCTTTCTTCAGTTCGTTCTTCACGTTCTTCATTGTCGTCATCGTCGTCGCTGTGTTCAGTGCGTACATAGCGTCCTTCAATTGTTCCCATCTGTCCAAAAAAAAAGCGAATACATTCAGGAACTCATCGCCAGGAAACTCTTTCTTGAATGCTTCGATTCTGTTTTCAATTGGATTCAGTATCTTATCATTCTCATCAATTTGATTGTACTTCATACCCTCTTCGATGTAAAGCATTGATAAGACTTCATAAGGTGATTCATAAACGGATTCAATCAATTTGATATCAATGATTAAGCCGGTCGTCTTATGTTCGAACACTTTGTCGAATACATATCTTTGCCCGTCGATAGTTACTTCACCAATCAGTTCAGAACCTTCTTCAGTCAGTACATTTAATAAATGATTGAATGCGTTGTTGATTGTTTCAACATCTGAATTGTAAAGTTTCGGTTTCGATACGTTTGAGAATATCGCGACGACTTGAACCTTGAAGTCAAGTGACTGCGATAAAGTTTCGATATTGATACCGCCACCCGACAAGAATATCCATTTCGACAATTGTTCAGGTGTGCAGTCGCTTAAATTTTTAGGTACTGATATTTTCATTTAGGTTATATTACAAAGCGCGATGAATCCGATTAAGATGGCGCACGTTATTATTATTTTGATTAGTTTCATTTTACGAATATACAAATTAATTCGTTACGATCCACAACCAATACAATCGAAATGTGAATCGGTCGGTTTCGTTCCGTTCAGCTTCATTTCAAGATTGTGTATTTCGTCCTTGATGTTCATGTCTTGAAACATATCACCGGTCAACTTTGATTCAAGTGATTCAATCGTTTCTTTTAGTTCTTGTTCTGTCATTATCTTAGTATTGTATATTTGCCTTTTTGACTTAGATGCTTAATCGCTTGAACCGATAACGACAAAGCAATGACACCATCGTCATGGATTCCTTGAGGTGCTGAATATTTCACGCGCCTTGACTTCGGGTCGTATATGTAAGTGAATGCTTCAAGTTCATCAATCAACCAAGAATGATTCAATACTTTGATGATACCTTGTTCGAACTGAACCGCTAAATCTTCAATCATTATCGGCTTCGTCTTGGTCGATGTCACATATGGTTCGACTAAGTTTCTACATTTAGCTTTGAGCATTTCGAAGAAGACATCACCTTGATTGTTCACTTCGACGTATGTTAAAGCCTTGTATCGATTAATAACCGATGCGACCTTGTTGATGATAGCTGACCATTCATCATGTCGCCACCGTTCAACGTGGACCATGTTCTGTTTTGAATCAAGGATTGTCAACACCGTGTAATCATCAGCGCGACCAATATCAAGACCACCGAACAAACGACCGACTGCCGAACCTGGTTGACTGATTGAATTGCCTTTGACGTTCTTAAACAGACCGCTTGAATTGTCCATGAATTCGGCAAGGTATTCTTGACGGAATATGTGTTCAGGAAGTGACCGTTTAATCGCGTCGATTTCGTTCGGGTCAATCATCGGATTGTCATACGATGTAAAATGAAAGTATCTGTAATTCGGATCGTAATTGTGTTGAAGCGATAACGAATGAAAATGATTCTTCCCTTTAGGTGTCGATATGAATATCACCTTCTTGCCCTTGACCAAGACAGTCGCCTGAAGAACTTCAAGCCATAGTTCGGGTCGGGTGAATGCCATTTCGTCAATGACTAAATAATCGAATGTGTTTCCTCGAATGTTGTCCGGTCGTTCACCTGAAAAGAATCGGATAGTCGACCCGCAACCTTTCACCGTTAGTTCAGAACGATTGAATTCAAACATCCCGCTTCGTGACGTTGCGCGTTCTAACTCATCGAATACCTTTTTAGATTGTGCGTAAACTGGCGACACCCACGCGATTTGTGAACCGGGTGAATTGATGCACCAATAAAGAAGCTGATTGATTGCGAACATGGTCTTCCCCCATTGTCGCCCAATATTGAAAACGTAGTATTTTGCGCCGTCTTTATTGATTGAATCATGAATGACCTTTTGTGACGGATGCGGTTTATATCCTTTGATCGTACTCAATCAGTTATGAATCGAAGTCGAACTTGTCAACTTGTTTATTCTCGATATGTTGTTTGTCATGCATGTTCAAAGCGTTCTTAGCATAGAATATCCCTTTGCCCTCATTCGCCACTATATCACGCGCTAACGAATTGAATCGAAGTGTGATTCTTTTTATAGTGTCACGTTTGAGTTTCTCATCATTCTCGTCACCTTTCTCACGAAGCCATCGATACCAGGTTTGTCTTGAGATAGTTTCTTTGTTAACGATACCCAACCAAATATTAAGAAAAAAATCAACGGTCGGAATGTGTCGGTCTTGTACATCGACTACTTTTCCCGAACCCGTTGCATGTTGTTTTGTATGTGCTAAGCATTCTGAAAGGTAAATTTCCGATTGCGCTTCAAGTGTTTCGATAAATTCTTTTGACTTGCTCATACATACTGTG